CAGAAACGTGTTCAACATACTCAATAGGAACGCCACCCGCGCTCATCAGCTCAACGTGAACCGTACCATCATCGTTAATTGCAGTCACATCTCCCTCGACTGCATCAAGCGAGACTGTATCGCCCACTTCAGGAACAACACCTTCACCCGCTTCATCTTCAGAGACTAATGCCTCCATTGGTAATTTAATCATTTCGCAACCTTCTTTGTCTTTGTCGGAATGACCGTGGTGAGGGGGTTTCCCCCCTCCCACGGCAATAATAAGGGTTACTCCACCTTTAGGTTTCATAACTTGTTTAACTCTTACGCAGTCGAAGCAGTCTTGCTTCGCATGATAACGTAGTAGTTGGTGTTCTGCCTCATGGCAGTCCAGAAGCATTTGAAACCAGCGGTAATCGTGAGGTTAAGAGGATCACTCTTATCCGCAGAATCCGTGATAATAATCTTCGGACTGAATGGGGACTGACTACTCAGCTCCGGCACTCCGTATGCTCCGTCTCCCAAGAATAGGGAAACATGAACATCCTTAGTGTTACCAGTTCCGCCACCAGCCGCAGCATCATAGATGAAGCGGTCAGCATCGGTTCCAAGTGCGTCAGCCGTGATGAACGGGTTGGTCGTAGTGATGAACTTTGCGCCGTATAAACGACCCACTTCACCCTTATACAACTCTTCTACATTGCTGTATTGAGCTGCGTTCAACCATGTGTTCACCTGCATGATGTCGCTCAATACTTGAGGACTGCATACAGCAGCATACATTCCACCCTTGGTGGGCTGTGCGCGGTTAACCTTTAACTGAGTAACGGCATTCAGAACAGCCGCAGCGTCCAGCGTATTGCCGCTGGTGGTTTGCTCGAATGTCGAGTATTCCGTTGCTCCGGTTGTTTCCTTAGTTCCGTCAGCGTACAACTCAATAAGTGAGTCGCCGTTGTCAAGGTTTACCGATGGGTCAGCGTTATATCCGCCTTCCATCGCAGTCGCACCTGAGTTTACGTTGTCGCCCACACTGGAACCAACCAGTATGTTGCGTGTGATATTATCCATGTCAATGGCTGCGTCCTGTCCGTTGATCTTGACACTCTGTTGCAGCGAATTAAATAAATCCGTTGCATTCAGAACATCAGACAACTTGATGACTTGACCACGTTGAATCAGCGTTTTGCTGATTTTGGTCAACGCAATATCGCGATCCCCAACAGAAGACGTATCGCCTTCAGTCAAGGTGCTGATGTCAGTCGCCTTTGGGACATCCCATCGAAACATGGAAATGGCCTTATGACCCGACTTCGCAGGAAGCGGGGCTTTGGAGCCGAACTGGTCTAGTACCAGAGCTTGTACAGCATAGGACAGCAATTTCTTGCTGAAATAATTCTGATACTGGACAGCCAGATCGGCATCGGTAGTTACATTAACTGCCATGATTTAACCTTCCTGTCAGCTTATAGGTCATCAAAGTTCTGTGCCGCCTTGAGGAGAAAAGCTTCCTGTTCCTTGTCGGACAGGTCATCAAATCTCCGCTCGCCGTCAACTTTTTCACTTGTGAATCCACCATTCACTGACATTTTCTTTTCCAGTTTAGTTAGTTTATCGGTTAGTTCTTTAACTTGGGCTTTGCTCTTATCTGCACCAGCAGCCGTCAGTTGCAGTTGGGCGATTTCAACAGCCTTTTCCAAGCCCTCGGCGTTAGCCATGCTTGGGTACTGCTGGAGGATCGCGTTTGCCGCCTTCGTCAGTTCCGAGTTTGAGTCCTGAAGCTCAGGCACTTGTTGCATAAGGCTTTGCCTCCTGCTTTCAAATGAATCCCAATGCTTCTTGGAAATCCGTTCCTGTTGAGCCTTCTCAGACTCACCACGAACTTCCTCTGCCCGTGCCTTGGCATCTGAAGCGAGATCATCGTCACCCTCTTCTGTCAGCCTTTTGGCAGCATTCTCGTAGTCTTCAGCAGTGAATCCCTTCTCATCACGGTAAGCTTTCCCGTCATCAAGGTCGGATTGCCGACCTTTCAACTCTTCAGCTACCTTGAGCAGTTCTTCACGCTGACGCTTGATCTCCTCTTTCTCAGCATTTATTTGCTTCCAAGAGTTGTTCTTGCGTTCCTCGTTCTTTGCCCACTTGCTCTTCGGCTGCTTCTGCCCTTCAGAAGCCTCGCCTTCTGTCAATGAACTAACCTGTTCATCCGTATTATCCTCAGTACTGTGCAGTACTTCCGAATCCGATTCCTTAACCGCTTCCTCGGTTGGCTCAGGAGGAGATTCGTCTTGAACTTCCTCTTTCGGTTCCTCCGGCATTTTTACATCCGGTGTTTCCCCCGCAGACTTTGCAGCGTCAAACTGCGCGGCAGCGGCCAACATTTGTTCGTCGGTTACTTCGACGGATTCTTCTGGCATAATACTTCCCTGTAAGTGCTTATCCTCGGCCAGTTACTGCACTTAAATAACTGGACGTTGCTGTGGGGTTTTTACTCGCCTGATAATCAACCCCAAACATATCAGACGTAAATTCTTCCGGTTCCTCGATTTCCCTTGCCAGAGCTTCAACCGTGTGAACCGTTGTTCTCACACCATTCGCAAATCCTGCCTCAAACTCAAGCTCTTTTTTACTGGACACCGCTTGTTGGTTCTGCTTGAGAACCATGTTGAGCAGGATCATGCGGAACCTTTTCCCTTCAAATGTGACGAGAAACTTGCGTAAAGCATTCGATTCAGTGACTCCCCACTCCGGTTCTCCCACCCACGGAATCTGCTTTGACATCTTCCACGCTATCCGAATAAACCTAAAAAACCTGCTCATCAATAATCTCCCTGCTGTACAACCGCCTCAGTCTGTTCAACCATCTGAGCTTCCTGCGGTGGCATCTCTCCGCTAACCGCTTGCATCTCCATCTGGCTTTGCTCCTCCTTTGAGGGCATAAAGCCGATCTGCACAAGGTACTCTTCGACATCCTTCCGCAACGCTCTCGCGTTGTTGGTGTCAACTGTTTCGTAGGCATTGAGGAGTTCGCCCATCCTGCCACTAATCGCCTGTTGCGCCTGTGGGCTGAACTGCATCCCGCCCTGCGATGACTTCTCAAGGAACTGCATCAGCACCCCAATCCTCACCCTGTAGTCCTGTCCCTCCTGCACCGGAATCTGTTCTCCAATTAACAGCGCAGGAATAATCTTCTTCTCATCTGTAACCTCATCACCCTCCTTCTCGTTCGGGTCTTGAACCAATCGTGGAATCAGGGAGGGGTCTTCAAGTTCGAGGATACTCTTATCCAGCTCAACCTGATTGATCCACGGGCTGTTCATAAATAACTGCTTTCTCTGCATCGCCTTATTCAGCAGCATCACCTTGCTGACCATATCCATCCCGCCGCGAGGCTCCAGTTGGTACTCATCGTGGAGGGCTTGTGGGTCAACAGTGAGACTGTCTTCAAGGAAACGATACTGGAGACTTTTCTTGTCAAACTGAAGAAGGAGACTCCAAGACTGACGGAACAAATCTCCAAGAGCTTGACGAAAGAGACGCAGACGCAAGTCCATGTTCTGTTGAGCCTGAGCGTTAACCGACTCAATCTCAGTAGCAGTACGGCGATCCCTGTCGGCCATGATACCATAGTCCGGAACGGTCACGCGCTGTTCTGCAATAGACTGCGTCTGCATCATTTCCTTGTCGAAGTCCAGAGGCGTGGATGGCATCTGGACGGGCTGAATCCCAAAAGGTAGAATCTGACCGGGATTCAGCCGCAAATTCACGCTGTTCGGAAGATCACGTTCAGCTCTGAACAAGGGCTTATTAAATAATGTGGAGGCATCCATCTTCTCATTCCACACCTTTGTAAGTGAAGCCTCGAACTGTGAAAGTATCTCGCAAACACCACGGGGAGAAAACCAGCCGCCGTCAGTGATCTCATATTTGCAGGAAGAGAATGGAGGATTCCCGTGGTCAAACGGAACCTCCATCGTTTTGCGTAGCGGGATGTCAGGGGCTTGGGGAGAAAAACATTCCATGATCCACTTGCCGTCCTCGTCATGCGAATAAACCTCCCAAACAATAACCTGCTCCTCATCCATTGAATGAGTGATTCCTTCCCTTATCTCCTTATCATACTTGAGCGTGTCAATAATCCCCTCATCCTCAATCTTCCCGCTCTTGATTC